CATCGGCATCGGCATCGGCATCCGCATCCGCATCGGCATCCGCATCGGCATCCGCATCCGCATCGGCATCCGCATCGGCATCCGCATCGGCATCCGCATTATCTATTATTATATTTTTCACTTCCTTATTCTTCTTCGCTCTTTGAGTTTTTTCTTTTGGTAAATTTATAATAGCCTCATTTATTTTTATATCTTTTGGTAATTTTATCAACACTTTATCATGTTTTAATTCTAATGGAGTGGACCTATCATAAATACTAATATTTTTATTCTTTAATTCGATGGGTTGAAATAAATATAAATCATCAATATTTATTAAATTTCCTGTACGTCCATATTTATCGATAATAAATTCATTGTTTTCAATTAATTGATGTAGAGCTGCATTAATTTGCACTAATGGATATGGTTTTAAGGTATTCAAAAGAGTAATTAATTCTGTTTTTTTATAAAAAAATCTCTCTTTCATCAATTGTTTAATCTTATGTATCAGTTTATCATTGTTCATCATTATAAATTCTTCACTATACGTATCCATTCGCACATTAGCTGATGTTATTTCTTTCGTAGGACGACAACTAAAAGAACAAGATTCCATATAATCACACATAGATGAATATGGTTTGTCGCCTATTTTATAATTTTCTAATATAGTTCCATTTGATAATTTAAGATTAACTGGTTTGACATTATTTTGTTCCATAATTTCTTCACTAAAATTAATTTGAGTATTATTTAAGATACAATCAACTGATATTTCTTTTAATGAACGACTAACATTACCAATAAGGTTTGCTTTCATCTCTGCAAGACGATATACATATAAATCTGCTGTTTCTTCCTTTACATCATCTCTCATTAACGAACCATATAAATATAATTCAACATTTCTTTCATTGAATGGCAATGCTTTATGACTGCAAGTTCTAACGGCTCTTCCTATAATCTGTTCTATACGATTCATATTATACCAAGGTTCAAGAATATGAACTTGTCGTATGAACTTTAAGTCCAACCCTTCTGTCCCTGTCTGAGAGATTAAAACAACCTTTACCTTTTTTCCATCAATATTATCATCATTCGTAGCCATTTTAATATCCATTTCAGGGTTGGGTGAAAATCCTTTATCGCCGGTAATCATTACATAATTAAATCCATTGCGTTTATTTACAGGTGGGGGGTCAAAAAGGGAACTAACATTCCCTGCACGAGAAAATCCTAGTTCTTCTAAAGCCAATGCTAGTGGCACTAATCCAGCATCAATATATTGCGAATAAACTAAAATAACTCCGTTAGAATTTATAATACGATTACAAATATTTTCTATCTTCTTACTATATTTCCCAATTTCATTGGGAGAAAATAAACGACCATATTTTTCTTTGGCGCTTGGTATATAATCAAATTTACTACGAAAATGATTTTGGTCCTCATTAAATTTCATAATTCGTTTTAATCCATTTCCTCCAACCAAATCTAATGAATTAAACGATGGAGATTCATCATTTAATCTCTCATCTGGATAAATGATATTCAATGCTTCTAATGGTTGTTGAAGCATGGTATAACCAAATGTTTCTATATTTTCCAAATTAGGCATTTGGTTATTCCCAATATGACCTTTTTTAATGCGCTCTATTATATAATTATATCCACGTTGTTGATATTCGCCATTTTCAACTAAATAAAGAGAAAGATGTTTGATAGCATTTTCGGGTAATAATTCAGATGTTCCATTTAATTGTAATGTAGGATAAGAATGATTTATAAATGTATTATCTGGCGAAAAATCATTGGGCCATATGCGATACGGAAATGTATATGGGTTTTCTCCTCTAACAAAAGATATATATCCGGTTGCTTTACGTTCTAATAAATCTTTACCAGATTCTTTTCCAGGTTCGACATCCTTAAAAGAGCCATCTTTATTAAATACATCTTTTGCTTCTATTGTAGCTCGCCTATCATTTATATTCATTAAATTTATAAGCCATATAATTTCCTTATAACTATTAAACATTGGTGTAGCTGATAATAATAATAATCTTAAAGTAGATACATTTTTTACTAACAGAAGTAATTTATCTGCGATATGTTTATTCTTATTGTCATCAGAAACCCTGATATTATGAATTTCGTCGATAATAATTAATCTATTATTAAATACTTTTGTTAAGTTATGTTTTATAATTTGTTTTATTTTTTTAGGGTCAGTAATAGATGCGTCCTTTATTGCGCTCTTACGAGCAATATAATTTGCAAACTCAACATATCCTGAAAAATAATAATAGGTATCAATAAGACGATTAATTTGTTTTATAACATTCTCTCTTGATAAACCTTTCATATTCATTGGATTTATCTCTTTTAAAAATTTATTTCCAATGCAAGCACGAATATTCCATAACCCATCAATTAGTTTTAGTTTTCTTTCATCGAAAAGTTGAACTCTAAAATTGATTTGAACATTAGGCGAAGCTACAATCATTATTTTGCTGGTAATGCCCATTTGCATTATATAATCTCTCATTTCTTCCGCTACACTGATGGCAGAACATGTTTTCCCACTACCTAAACCATGATACAATAACAAACTATTATATGGTGTTTGAAAAGAAAGAAAATTTCTAACAAAAAGTTGATGAGGTGAAAGTTCAAAGTCAGAATTACACATTACTTCTGAATGTGCTTCTACATCGGCGTGTATTTCCCCATCATATTTATTGTCATTGAATTCTTTTCGTTCGGATATTTTGATATTAAATTGTTGGTCATTTAGGTTTGGGTATAAAAAGTCGTAATCTGTTTCATTTTCTAATAGTTCCTTTCTCTCTTGTATCTCTAATTCATTTTTTAATTTATTTTGTTTAGAAACGGGTTGTTCCTCTTCGTGTGCTGGCTCATGTGCTGGCTCAGGTGCTTGCTCATGTGCTGGCTCAGGTGCTGGCTCAGGTGCTGGCTCAGGTGCTGGCTCAGGTGCTGGCTCTTGTTGTTGCTCTTTATTAATAACCGGTTTTATAGTAATAGGAACACACTTTTCTGTTTTTTTATTATAACGGGTACCTCTTGGGCATGGTTTCTTTCTAGTTTTTTTGGTTTTTACTTGAATTATATTATTTGAAGGTAAATCAATAGTTGATTCCATTATTATATATCTATATAATTTATATATAATAATATATTTTACATTACATTATAAAGCTTGTTATTTTCCAATAATGTATCTACACGTGTTAATACTTCCTTTTTTTCTAAATTATAGGGTCTAATTAAATCCATTGTATCTTTATAATTTTTCCATTCAATTTTACTTACTTCAGTATCTTGATATGAGGTTGACTTATTATTGCAATCTTCCATAAATGCAACATAATATTTATGTTTATATGATTTATAATTTGAACCTGTAAATATTTCTTCAAATGGCATCAAATTATGAATGATAGTAACTGATAATCTAGAATAACCAGTTTCTTCTTCAAATTCACGTAAAGCACATATTAAATCTTTTTCTTGGTTATTGTGACGTCCTTTTGGAAACCCCCATTCAGTTTCTATCCAATTACTTTTACATTCAGAAATGATTGATTCTAATGAATATTCTTTTTCATTTGTTATAATTCCATTTTTTAATGATTCAAATTTATCTGCAGATATTTTTTCTTCACCTCTGTATTGAGTATTAATATCATCTCCCCATAATTTTTTCCATAATGTATCAAAATCTTTATTCAAAATACGTTCTTGTTCATCCTTTGTCATTTCTGAAATAATATTAGAAATATACATTTTATTGTATAGATTGTATTTCCCTCGCATAAACTCAACATAACCAATACTATCTTTTCGTCTTATTAATAAATATTCACGATTTCCTTCAGAATTTAGTTTAAATACAATTACACCAACACTTGTAATTGGTTGCTTACATTGATAAAAAATATGCCCTTTAGTTCCGCAATTATTACAATAATTATTATTATTCATGTGTAGTTACAATTATATGTTATATTGTAAATCTTTTTATATCATTTATTATAATGGCGTTAGATCCGGAAGTATGGGGGCCTTTTTATTGGTTTGTTTTACATACAATCGCATTATCTTATCCAACTCACCCAAATGAAACAATTAAGAAAAAATATTATGATTTTTTACAAAATATGCCATTATTTTTACCCATATCAACAATGGGCAATAAATTTAGTGAATTACTTGATAAATATCCAGTTACGCCTTATTTAGACTCACAACCTTCTTTTGTAAAATGGGTTCATTTTATTCATAATAAAATAAATGTATCACTTGATAAACCTGAATTAACAATGGAAGATGCAATGGTAGCTTATTACGAACATTATAAACCAAAAGCAATTAAAGTAAAGGAAGAAAGAAAACGTAGAGAGAAATATGTGTTCTTTGGAATTATTATATTAATAACATTTTTAACAATTTATTTGTATAGAAAATAGTAATATATATATATATATATAATACAAATGCGTAGTAAAATTACGCATAAATATAATAAAAAACCCACAAAGAATACCACAAAGAATACCACAAAGAATACCACAAAGAAAAATAAAAAACAGGGGGGGAAAGCTATAGATGCTGGTTCATATGGTTGCGTATTTAGACCATCTCTTAAATGCTCGGATAATGAGACTGAGTATAACCCAAATAATGTATCAAAGCTTATGTATAAACAAGATATTGAAAAAGAAATTGATGAAATGAATAAAGTAAAAAAGATAATAGATAATCTTCCAAGCGATAATAAACAATATTTTTTGGTGTCTGATACATATACGTGTTCGCCTTCCGAATTAGAAGGCGAAAATATAGAATCATTTGATAGAGAATGTGATTTATTTACAAGAGAAGGAATAGATTCTACAAATGTTAATAATAATTTAGATAATTTAAGAATTTTAAATATGCCAGACGGAGGTATAACAATTGATGATTTTATAAGAAATATGTTAATGAGTGATAATAAGGATAAATATACACTTTTTTTAAAACTTAACAATTCCCTCATTCGTTTGTTGAAAAAAGGAATAGAACCTATAAATAAAAATAAATTAAATCATTTTGACATTAAAGGCAATAATATTTTAATAACAGAGGATGGAGAATTAGCACGTTTAATTGATTGGGGGTTAGCTGGAGAAAATGATGGAAATACTATACCAAAAGAAATTATAGATCGTTCAATCCATTTTAATATGCCTTTTTCTGATATATTTTTTAATAGTTATGTTAAAAAATTATTACCAAAAGAATTTAAAAGACAAAAAGCATCCCCAGATTTTTTTAATAAAAAATCTGGACACGATGAATTAATGAAAATTATTGCAATAAAAATGTTAAATATAACACTTAATCGTAGTAAAGGGCATTTTGAATCTGTTCTTGATATATTACATGATATTTATAAAATATACGCGGTAGAAATGGAACATGAATCAAGTAAAATAAATTATAAAATTCTTGAAATGAATACTATTATAGAATATATACAAGCTGTATTATTGAAATATGTAGATGATAATGGTATTTTTAATGATACAAAATATTTTTATGAAGTATTTACTAAAAATGCTGATATTTGGGGATTTTTAATGTGTTATACAAGTATTGTTGGAAATGGTGTATCATATGGTTCTGATAATTATATTGATTATATTATTAATAAAAAAATTATAAATGCTATATGTAGAATACTTATTAAGTATTGCTATAGTCCCGAATTTGCTACGAAGCCAATTGATATAGACGAATTAGTAAAGGAGTTAGAATCATTAAATGTAATTGCAAGAGGAGAAGAAGAAAAATATAAAAGTAAAGCTAAAAAAAATAAAACTAAAAACCTTGATATAAGATATCCTACACCAGTAAGAAAAATACAATCAAACCAAAATAATGTCAATGAAAAATTTGGATTTTCTGATACTACCGATAACCAATATAATATTGAACCAATTCGTGATGAATAAATATGGTATAATAAATATGGTATAATTAAAATAATATATTTATTATATAAATGAAAATAGAACTTCTAGTTATAGGAATAACTATATTTTTTGTTGTAAATACTTATACTGATGGTAAATATGTAAGATTATTGAAATCTTGGAAAAAATATTATCAAATGGGCGGAATAGCCTTTGTAGGTCTTTCGGTGTTTTTATTTACAAAAAAATATCCAGCGGATTCAAAAAATTTACTCACCCACGCGAATGGAATTATAAAGTATATGCCGATTGATAAAGAAGCAAGTGATATGTTATCTCCACTATTAAATTTGTCAAAGGATACTTTTGGTGGAGGTGGAGGATATGGCGCACAGGAGAGAAAAATAATGAATTCCGGAAGAATACCTAATGGCAATGGTAATGGCAATGGCAATGGTAATATGAATGGCAATGGCACAAAAAATGTTAAACGTTCAGTAAGTGAAACCAAAAAAAAATATGTAGCAGCACAGCAAGGGTGGAATTGCGGTGGATGTAAAAAACAATTACCGGCGTGGTTTGAAGTAGACCATAAAATAAGACTAGATAATGGTGGCTCTAATAATGTAGATAATTTAGTTGCTTTATGTCGAGATTGTCATGGTAAAAAAACAGCATTTGAAAATTTATAAAATAAAATTATATAATATATCTTATATCTTGTATAATAAAAAACTATTCTAATATTATACAACAAAAGTATGGGTATAGATGATATAACAGAAAATGTAAAAGGAAAAGTAAAAAA